TTGATCAATTGGTTGAAAAAATGCTAAAATCTGATATAGATTCTTTCAATAAAATAGCTTGACTTTTCTAAAAAATTCTATAACATAATTTTGTTATGACGAATTTCCAAAAAAATGTTTATAGTTTTATGAAAGCTGTAGGTCAGAACTGTCCTGACTTTCCAAGTCCTCCAGATAATCTTACAAGAGTCTTGAGGATTAGTTTATTAATAGAAGAGGTTTTAGAATTGGCTGAGGCAAGTGGTGTTAAAGTATGTCTTTTCAATGACGATACTCCTCTTTCTGTAAACGATTTCAATTATAATATAGAAGGGGAGGTCGATTTAGTTGAAGTAGCAGATGCTTTAGCTGATATTAATTATGTATCTGCTGGAGCTGCTTGCTCATATGGTTTAGATCTAGAACCTTTTGAGGGCGAAGTGTGCAGATCTAATAATTCTAAAATTACAAATGGTTTTCGTAGAGAAGACGGTAAATGGCAGAAAGGTCCAAATTATAGCCCCGCAAATTTAGCTCCTATTTTAGAAGAGCAAATTTCAAAAAATAATAAAAATTAAATTCTTTATATGAAAGCTGAATTATTAAATTTCTTTGGAAACGATCTAATGGTTGTTAATGCTGCTCGTGTAAGTTATGGAAAATCTAAAGATGATATTGATCAGAAAGATGAAAAGCTAATTAATTTTTTAGTAGAGCACAAGCATGTTGCTCCATTTAGACATGCTCAATTGCAGTTTAGAATTGAGTGTCCTATTTTTGTTGAAAGACAACTTTTTAAACATCAAGTAGGGATGTCTGCTAATAGTATCAGTGGAAGATATGTTGATTTCAGTGATAATTATTTTACTGTAAAATCTTTAAGAAAACAATCTAAATCTTCTAAGCAGGGTAGTGAAGGAGAATTAGATAGGCCGGATTTAATAGAGAAGATGAATAGCCTAGTAGAACAGTCTTCTCAATTGTATAAAGATCTATGCGATGCAGGGGTAGCAAAGGAGCAAGCTCGTATCATTCTGCCTTTGTGTTTAGAGACACAGTTTATTTGGACTGGATCTCTACTAGCTTTTATGCATTTTTGGGCTCTTCGATTGAAAAGTGATACTCAGGAAGAGACAAGGCTATTAGCTTTAGAAATGTTAAATCTTGTTAAAAATATAGATGGAGAACCATTCGCTTTAACATTAAAAGCTTTCAATCTTTAAATTTTCTGATTGACAAAATCTATTAGTGTGCTAGTTTGAATCTCTAGTAAAAATTTAAAACCTTAAATAGGTTTATTGTAATATGAAAAAAGTAAATAAAGAAAAAAATAATACCGTAAATGCTCAAAAATCTTGCGAAGCTGAAAAGCTTCCTTATTATCTAAATCATAAGGGGCGCTTTATTGGACTCAAGACCCGTTCTTCTCGTGGAGAAAAAAGCTATTGTGCAAAGATTGTTCGCATCACTGAAAATTATGTGACATTTATTAATGTAAATGATCAGTCTTTGGTAAAAGTTTCTAAAAATTCTATTATTTAATGATTTATGTCCAAATTAGAAACATGTTCGCACAGATCTCAAGATCAAGTTGAATATGGACCTTCTTGTTGTCAGTCTAAAAGATCTGTTGGATACTACTGTTTAGAAAGAGGTATTCATGGATTGACAGAAGAGGTTTGTAATGCTTGCGATTTTTATATAAATAAAACTGTAGAAGAAGATACTCCGTTAGAAATTAATCCATTCGAATAATATGCCATCCAAAAGAAAAGACGACTCATCAAGCGAGACAGGTTCAAAAGACATGCTCTCTTCATTTTTAAAAGATAATGAAGATAATCACTTTAACTATTTGCAGCCTGATGAAGTCACTGTTTCTTCTGGATCTCTAAATCTTGATGCCCTTATTAAGGTTCGCTCTGGCTCCTTTGTCAGAGTTTGTGGTAAAGGCAGTGAATTGGGTAAAACATCTCAGTGCTTTGTTTTCGCTCAGAATTATATGGATAAGATCGAAAGATCTAAGACCATTTTTATAAAAGCTGAAGCTCGTCTCACTCCAGAGATGCAGAAAAGAACTGGGATGAAATTTGTTACAGATCCTACTAATTGGGAGTATGGAACAGTATTCGTTTTTAGCTGCAATGTATTTGAAACAATTGCTTCGCTTATCGAAAGTATTCTTCCTAAAATGCATGAAGCTGGAGAGAAGCTCTGCATCATCCTTGATTCTTTAGACGGGGTTATTCTTAAGTCAGATAAAGAGAAAAATCTTTGGAATGGAGATGAGAACATTAAAGTTGCTGGTGTTCCTCTTTTAACTAAGATTCTATTCAAAAGATTGGCTCTAAAGATAGTCCACTTTGATGCTTTATTTCTGATTACAAGTCAGTATACAGCTGAAATTAAATTAGATCCTTACAGCAAAACTCCTCCAAGACAAAGTGATGGAGCTGGCGGATCTGCTATCAATCACCAGAGTGATATAACTCTTTCATATCAACCCAGATATGGAGGAGATTATATCCTTGAGAAACCTAACGATAAGCCTGACCCAATAAAGAATAAAACTTTAGGAGTCTATGCTACTATTGAAATCAAAAAGTCATCTACAGATGTGACAGGTTCAAAAGTCAAGATCCCTATCAAAAAAGGTAGAAGTGGATGTGCTATTTGGGTAGAGAAGGAAGTAGTCGATATGATTATTGCTTTTGAGCTGATTTCAAAGAAGGGAGCATGGTATTCATTTTCGGAGTCTATTATTTCATTAGCTAAAAATGATGGAGTAGATATTCAAATGCAACACCAAGGCATTGCTTCTGTTTATGATTATATTGAAAATAATAAAGATGTATTTGAATGGTTGCTTAAGAAAGTAAAGGAAATTATTTCATAATGCTGCTTACTAAGCTGCATGGCTTTTCTAAAGTCAATGTCCCATCTAAATCGAATGTTGATTGGGATAAGAAAGTTTCTTCTCCTCAATTTAAAGTTAAATCTTTTCTCCGAGAGTTTTGGAAAAATGATGTAATTGTAGAAGAGTTTGTTATCCCCGGAAGTAAATTCAGGATTGATTTATTTAACTTATCTAAGAAATTGGCTGTAGAAGTAAGTCCAGATGAATATCATAATTCTTTTAATAAATGGCTTCATAAAGATCGGCAGAAGTTTTTGTCTAAAATTAAAGCTGACGAATTAAAAAAAGAATGGTGTATAAAAAATTCTATAGAATTGGTAGAACTTTTTAATGAAGATATAAATAATTTATCTGTTGACTATTTCGAAAAAAAATATAATATACTACTTTCCTAACACGACATTAACACGACACTAATATCGCATTAACACAGTGTAAAACAGTATTAAGACGACATTAACACGACATTAACATGAAAGAACTTGAAGAAATCATTGAATCAATTAAGGCTGAAAGACAAAAGCAAATAGATAAAGGCTATAATGCTGAACATGATTCTAAGTATCAAAATGGAGAACTGTCTTTGGCTGCTTTAGTTTTGGCTGGTTATGCTAATGGGCAGAATACGAAGAAAGAAGAAACTCTTAAAGTTGCTAAAGAAATGTGGCCATTTGGAGAATTTATTCCTGATGATTCTGACATTACTAATATTATTAAAGCTTGCTCGTTAATGATTGCTGAAATACAAAGAATATCAAAATGAACTTCTTTATAGTATTTTTTAAATGAGATGGATTACAGCGAAGGGGAATACTCGCCCACTTTCTGAAAAAAAATATTCTATAAAATGGGATAGTGAAAGTTTAAGTTTATTTCAATTTAATGTAAAACAATTCTTCAAAAAATATTGGATTGAAGATATTGTAGGAGAAGAGGTTCTTATACCTCAAACCCGTTTACGAGTCGATATTGTTAATTTTTCTAGAAAAATTGCGGTCGAGGTAAACGGGTTATTTCATGTAGAGTATACGCCTTATTTCCAAAATTCTGTCGAAGATTTTGAGAGGCAAGTATATAGAGATGTGCTTAAGGAATATCTTCTCGAAAAAAATGGATTTGAAGTAATAGAAATCTATGAAAAAAATATGCCCTTAAAGGAAAAATGGGTTGAAAAAGTTTTTGGATCTCATATACTAAGGTAAGTACTATGCTCATATCAGAATTCCCTATCTCGAATAGAACAAAAAATGTTTTAATTCAAAATGGTTTCCTTTCAGAAAAAGACTTGTCGGATAAGTTTTTGGAAGATTTAAAATCTCTTGAAGGAATGGGCGCAAAAGGATTAGTGGAGATAAGGGAATATTTGCATGGAAAATTCGGAATAGTTTTAAAGCATAAACCTAAACCGAAAAAAGTTTCTAATCCAAAAGATGCAAGGTCTGTCGTTTTGCATTTTCTCGGCCATCGGCCTAATATCTTTTGGCCCAAAGAGATGTTGACAGCGAATAAACTTCTGGCTATTTTCGATTTGAAAACTCTACAGAATGTAGTGCCTAGTGAAAAAGCCTATAGTCTTTTATACTATCTTTGTGAAGATGGTCGGAAATACATTAGAACATATTTGCCTAGCATTAAAAATGTAGAAGAGAGCATTGAGAAGCCTGTCGAAGTTCTAGAAGAAGTTCAGTTAGACCTAGATCTCAGTGTAAAAAAACCAAAATCATTAAAAGATTTCTTATTTAAATGAGTAACAATAGAATTTCAACTCCTCAAGAACAAGAGCGTGCATGTTTAGCTGGCTTTATTAAGTGGCCAGATAATGTTGCTGATTATGCATCTGTTCTTAAACCTACACACTTTGACAACAAAGTTCATGCAGCTATATTTTCTGCTATCTTATCTATTTATGCTCAGAGTTCGACTGTTGATAAATTATTAGTAGTTGAGAAATTAACAGCTATTGGGTTAAAATCTTTCGAGGACTTAAACATAATTGATTATATTGATTGCTTATCTCAGATGCAGATAAGAGAACAATCTCTCCCAAATTTTATTGCGAATGTAATTAAATATGATTTTGCAAGAAAGGCTGATAAATCTCTTGATGAAGGCAAGATAGAGATTCGAAGTAATATAGATAAGTCTCTTCCTGAATTAGCAAATGTCGTAGAGACTACTCTTAAGAATGCTGGAACAGAGAATGTAGCTGATGAGGAAAAGCCTATTGATGTGTTTTCTTCGATGCAGGAGACCGTTCTAGACTGGGCTAATAATCCAAGGCCAGTATGCCTTAAAACTCCATTCCCAATTTTTACAAAAATGTATGGAGGCCCTAGCTTCGGAGATTTGTTTGTTATTGCTGCTGGTCCAAAAGTTGGAAAGAGTACGTTTGTAAACTTTTTAGCTTATGAAGTTGCTGGTTTAGAAGAAAATAATTGTTTAGCTTTAGTATTGGATACAGAGCTGGAAACTGATCGTATTATTGCTAGAAATCTTTCTGCTATTTCCGGTGTTAATGAGTATAAAATCAAAACAGGTAAATTTCTTAATAACCCTATAGATAAGAATAAAGTTTATGCAGCTTTAAATTCTTTGGAAAAATATAAGGGAAGAGTTCACCATAAGTATGTAGCAA